ATCAATCAATGCTCTTGCATCTTTACCTGATCTTGTTGATAAAAGACGAACTTTACCAACAACTTGACGACTATTTTGATCATACTCAAGACCTTCAATGAGGTGAGATGCTTGTGATAAGCGAACTTCAAAATCTTGTGGATGGTCTAATTGTCCTGTGAGATTACCTAATTTGATTTTCTCTTGTAGATAGTCCAAATGTGGCAAATACTCACGCTCTTCGTAAATACGGCGATTATTGTTTTCTACACCAAACTGGCAGAAAACACCCTCCAAGATATAACGATCATCTTTCTTATCTTTAACTTGGAGTTTATGATTGCTGTTTTCAACAATAAGGACAACTTTTTGTCCATCAAGTGTCATATCCATATTATGACTCACCTATAATTTTAAACCCTCATAAAACAGGGAAAAGATATTTTTAGGAAAATATCCCTTTATTTTACTCTATATATGATTTGTTTTACTTGTTTTTTGTCAAAAAAATGCGATTTGGGGGGGTTTTAGTGAAAAATTGCATATTTTTTTACGCATTTTTTCATCTTAAATTGAATTTTTACTCAATTTTCCTAAAAATAAGTCAGATTCTTTCTGTCTTCTTCTTCTTAATCCCTTCTCATATTTAGTCCCTAATTTGATTTTTTCTGTCTTTAATACCTCTGCGGCCTCATTATATTTCTTCTGATTTATGAGTTCTGCTGTTTTTGAACCTCTAAATCCACCTGAACCACAATTATAAGCGAATGAAACAAGTGCCGCATACATATCAAGAGTTAAAGGAACATTAATAAAATCTCTTACAGTTTTTTCAAAACGCTTTTTATCCGCTACAAATAGTTCTTCTATCTTCTCATCGCTAATTTCCTGACCTAATTGGAATTGACTATTTAACATATGACCATATCCGATAGCCCAATGTCTTACATCCCAAAAAGGTTTATTCCTCGGTCTTCCCTCAATCTTTTTCAAAATATTTACATTTTCATCCGATAAATACCATTTATCTTTTGGTAAAAATACTCCACTAGCTTCTTGGGGTATTTCTTTCTTTTCTATTTCTCTATTCCACTTTTGTACTACTGCGAGTTTTATACTTGGAAATATCCTTTCTAAATCTTTGGCCAAATTATGTATTTTCTCTACATCTTCTTTTCTTTGAACAATATTTTCTGATATTTCAATAAAGGTAATAGCTTGTATAGATTGCGGTCCTCTTATATTTTGGAGTGTATTTACACTAATAGTCAATCTTACTTCATCTTTAACATTTAATATATGACTACCATCTTTAATTTTCCCATTTACTATTGCTTGTATGAGCATTTCAGGAAATCCACTCACAAGAATTTCTTCTAATAATCCAAACGGAATAAAAACTCTTATGGTTTGTTCAATCCCCGAATTACTTTCAAGTATAAGTGAGCGCATGTGAAATATGGTTTAATATTTAAACTATATATCTAAAATTGAAGTGGAATATAGTCTATGTTTATCCCATTCTTCTTTTATTCTACATGGATATAAATAATTATGTCCCCATTTTCTTTCTATATTAATTGTACTTAACCTTTTTTCATACAATTTTCTTCTATTTTCAAGTCTTTCTATTCCACCTATATTTTTATAGTGTAAAAGTTTCAAACTTGGATATTTATCATAAACTATAACACCAGCAGGATAACATGCATGACAACCATGTTTGAATCCTATATCATCTATTAATTTAGGATCAAATATGGGAGTCTTATCGTACCATGTATCTCTCATTCCCGTTTTTATCTCTTCCCATATATTTGATGTAGGATTTGGAAGAGACTCTGACCACATGGAAAATCCAGTAGTTTGAGGAATACTTATTCCTTTTCTTTTACATGAAAGTAAAAATGTTTCTAAATCTTTATGATAAACAAATTCATCTAAATCGAGAATACATACCCAATCATAATCACGAAATTCTTTCCAAGCAGTATTTTTTATCTGTAAATATACATCATCCCTAATTTGTCCTTCTGTTTCGTATATTCTTCTTTCTACCAAGGGATGCGCATCACATATTTCAGCAGTTCCATCATCAGATTCATTATCATAGACAATAATCTTTTCGCAAAATTTTTCATAGTGATTTAAAAATATTGGTAATAATTGTTCTTCGTTCCATGCTATTGTTATGCAAACCATTTTCATACGTCTTTTCCTGTATGCTTAAAAATAACATATCTTACATAATCCATAGATTCTTTATCATCTCTAACAAGATTTTCCCAAGTATCTTTGAAATAAAATGGTATAGGATAAATTCCAATATTTATCCAAAGTCCTATACACATATTTTCCTCTTCTTCATCTTCAACGCAATCCCCTACTGTATAATCTACTTGCATAAAGGATAGGGCTGTAAAAACCAATTCCATAGATTTTGCTATCTCATTAAAATTTGCTTCTTCATCTTCTCCTTGAAATTCTATGGTTTTTAAGATTCTATAAGCATAATCATCAGGATTAACTCCATCTTCTAAAATTGCAGATTCTGCACTTTTTAAATCTATTTCAAACTCTTGCAATCCTTCAAGTTCTACAATTAAGATTTTATTTCCTAATTCGTCATCACTTTTAGTAAAATTACCTTCGCCCCAAACTTTACGAATTCCTTCTATAATATATGCAGATACATCAATCATAACGTTCTCCATTGCATATTATCTATTACTTCATTCCTATTACCAACATCATTTGATATATGATATACCCATTCCGTTTGACGATTTATTTCTGATGGATACATATAATTCCAACATTCTTCTGCAAATTCAAAAAACGGATTATCCATATTTGGAGATATACAACGAGCTGCATAATTAAAGAGTGCTTGCTCATATATTGGATTGAATCTATCATAATTTAGTTCAGGAAGTATTTTTCTAACTAAATGGCATAATCTACGCAATGTTGAAACATCCGCTAATAAGAAACCTGTATTGAAATAAATTTCAGGTCTGTCAATTTCTTTTAGCATCTGTTGTTGCTGATTAATACGTAGTAAGTTATAGGTATGTTGATACAATGTATTTTGATAATTTCCTATTCTCTCATTTCCGTTTTGAACTGCTCTTATCTTTTCATTAGGTATTAAAGTAAAAGGAGTTGGAGCATCAGATCGAATGATACAATCAGCGTCAAAGAATGCTATTTGGTCATATCCACTTGCAATAAAATCTAAAAATGCTTTATTAAAAGTATATCCAAATGCATCTCCAAGATAAAGTGTAGAAGATACGACAAAATCTGCACCCCATCTTGAAGCAGCAGATTTCATAGATTCTCTTGAATTTTCTCTTTGAAAATTATTTATGTCTAAAGTTATTAGTGCTCTTTTCATACAGATTTCCAATCATAATCTTTAACTGTGTCTTTTATCTTCCAAAAATTAAATCCAGTAAAATGCCATACATAATCATTCATTCTTGGAGAATTAATAAGAGGTTCTAAACGATTCCATTTTTCGTCTGCGAGTAAAAGTTCTTCTTTTCTATATGCTTGCACAACATAATTAAAAAGAGCTTGTTCATAATGAGCCGAATAACAAAATCCTTCTCTTCCATCTGTTAGTGGAAGTGCTTGGGAAATTGCTTTAAAAATCGTCTTATGATGTTTGGGGGAAATCATATAAAAACCTGAATTAAAAAAGTTATCCAAGAATCTATCTTTTGGAACACCCCATCCGAATTGTTCTTCTAATATATGCCAATAATGTTCTTGTACATTATTTTTTACTGTTATCCATTGCTCACTATTATGATCGTGATTTTGAGGATGAATATCAAGAACTGCGATGAATTTACTTTTATCTTGAAAAACTTCAAAAGGATTAGGTGCTTCAATATGAATAAGCATATCTGAATCAAAATACGCACATCTATCATATCCTTCAATTTTTTCAAAGGAACAAATTTTTGCAAAAGAAGGATATAATCTATTATCAAATATAGTCCTAACTTCCAAAAAATCACAATTCCATCTATCTGCCGCATGACTTAATGATTGTCTTGCATTATCAGATAGATGGTTGTTGATATTAACTGTCCAAATAAGATTCTTACTCATTTAGATATGAACTCCAAGTACCTTTTCTATACGAATATGTCTAAATTCTTTTGAGAGTGCTTCATAGGTATATCCGTCTGAATAAAAACCTTTTTCTGCAACCCAACCTACTTTTTCAATGGCTTCTCTTTTTACAACTACTTGCAAAGTATCAATACCACCTACAACAATAGGCCATCCTGAAAGAATTTGTGGTGGTTGTCCTACCCATGCTTGAAGTGGACCTAAGTGAACTATTTGACAAACTGCAAACCCCACTTCAGGTCCAGTCCCTTCTAATGCACCAACCATTTCTTCTAAAAATTCAGGGAACATTATATTATCATCATCCAAAAAAGCAAAATACTTACCCTTTAACCAAGGCATTGCTAATTTTCTAACAGATGCACCATAATCCGCATGATTTTCTTCTAATTCATGAAAAGTGCGTTTTGGTTCTTTTTTAGAAGTAACTGAAAAATATTCACGAAGAACAGGATCAGGCCCATCTGATACAATAACATGTTCCCAATCACTAAAAGTTTGCCAATTTACACATGTCATACAACGATTAAGCATCTTAATACCTCTATTCCATGTGGGTGTAAGAACGCTTACTGTGGGATTGTTTTTACTCATTTTATTTCTCTGAATTATGAATTACTTTTTTTAGAATTTATAGGTTAAAAGTTTATACCCGAATTTATCAAAATTTTCGCAGATTTCTTAATATTTTCTTCATCAATTGATTTTAATACTGAACGAGCAACTCTTCGAGCAACATTTACATTTGTTGCCATACCCATAAATTCCCAACGAGCTCTCCATATATCTAATAATTCAAATTCCTCTGGGAATCCTTGCAACCTCAATAATTCTCTTGAAGATAGTCTTCTTAGTTTTTGATGATTTACTTCTTTCCCATCTTCTAATTTAGTTGGAGCATTTTTTTCGTCATAAATAAGGTTTCTATCCCATCCTTGTCCACCATAAGAAATTGATTTGGCTTCTGCTTCTGGGTCTAATATTATAGAAGAATACCAATAACCCCTCTCTTTATTAACAGCATTATTTTTCTCCAAATAAAGTTCATGCGTTCTTGTTAAATACAAATTAGAATTAACACTTGATTCTAAAATGTCTTTTAATTTCCAAGTTCTTTTTTCAGGTTCAGGCCAATCAAAATTTAATGCCGATAGGGGATTAGAAAATGCTACAAACCATAATCTATTTCTTAATTGAGGAACGCCATAATTTAAGGCATTTAAAATCGCTGGACTTGTGCAATAATATCCTGTCGCTTCTTTCAAAGTTCTATAAGCAACTGCTGTAGATTTTTCAAGGGATTCGTCTCTTTGTGTTTTATTACACTCTATGATAACTGCTTTTGGTTGAAACTTTTTTACAAATTCTATAAATGTATACCATTGAGTTTCAACTAAACTTTCATAGTTGGGTTTCGCTCCCCTATTGAGAGGTAAGGATTGAATATCTAAAGAAGTGATAAGTATATCAACTTTAGGAATTGCTTTATCTTTTAATACATCAGTATTTGAATAGGGGAATATTCCAAAATTTTGAAAATAAGAAAAATGACTCACTTGTGGGTTTTCATCGTAAGCAAAAACACAACGACCACCTTCTTGCATAAGTCCCATAGTAGCACCACCTGAATTGCAAAAAATATCTGCAAAGGTAAATGTATATTCCTTTTTTGGTGGTATATTTATATCATACTCTATTATTGAATTATCTTCAATACAACTTAACAAGGTTTCTTTATTTGTAATATCAGAGTTCTTTATTTCCTCACAAAACCACATTCCATAAGATACATCTTCAATAGAAGATACCCTTGTCATTAAATGCGTAAAAGTAGAAATATCCTTTGGTATTACACGCAAATATCCTCTTCTATCTTTTTTAGATTTAATATCAAATAGAGGTACACCTATATCTTTAAGTATATCTTTATAGGAATGCAAATTACCACCTAGGTTCTGGGAGTGGACAAGATGAAAAACGAAGTCGTGATTTTGCCTTTATAAAGCACCCACATTTCATACATCGTTCTTTGACAGCATCTCTATATTCACAAGAATTGCATATATCAACTCTTTGAAGATATAAAGGATCTGTGTCAGATAAGATATGAGATTGAATTCTCTCTGATTTTTTCTCTTCCTGCTGAATAGTTTGAGATTGAACAGAGGAATTAGTTGATGTTATTAATGTTGTTTTTTGTTTATTACAATTACAACCCATAGTTATATTCCTTATAATAATTGCCAAGCACCTACACCACTATTCGTGGTATCTGAATAAATAAGTTTCACCGCACCATAAGCTGCTACTTCATAAGTACCTCCTCCAGTTGGAAGCATAATTGCATTTGCGGCAGAAGAAACTGTCAAAGAGCCATGTACAATAAACATAGAAAATCCAGTTTCATTTGAAACTACTATTTCTCTGCCATCTGTATTATCATCTATACCTATTAAATTAAATGCTGATGTAATAGTACCTACACTTATTTTAGCAAATGATGTATCTACATTAAGGGATAATTCCATACTTGAAGAACCCGAAATGGATTGATTAACCTTTGGGCAGTCACAAGGACCCTGTGGACCAATATCTCCTTGGTCACCTTTATCTCCTTTTGGACCTTGATCTCCTGTGTCTCCTTTTGGCCCAGTTGGACCCGTTGGTCCAGTTGGACCCGCTATACCTGTCGGTCCTTGTGGACCTTGTGGACCTAATAAACCTTGATTACCAAAATAACCCTGATTACCTTGAAATCCTTGGTTACCTTGATTACCTTGAAATCCTTGAGGACCTTGACGACCTTGATTACCTTGTGGACCAATTAATCCTTGAAAACCTAAATCACCTTGGCGACCTTGATTACCTTGATTACCTTGATTACCCTGATTACCTTGTGGACCATCTATACCTTGCGGACCAGTTCTACCTTGAAATCCTTGACCACCTAATATACTTGCAGGGAATCCTATTTCACCTTCATATCTATATGTAGTAACAGCAGGAGGATTTGAAATAGTGACCCCTTCAGGAAGTCCATTTAAAAAGGTAAGAACTCCTGATGAATAATTAAAAATCCAATCATTCTGACCTAAAGGAACTGGAAACCAAGTTGTAGATAATGTATCATATTTCCATACTTTAGCTTGATATTCAACACCAAAAAGACGAGGTGGAATACAATCATGTAAATCTCCAGAAGCATCATAGAAAGCATTTGCACTACCTTCATCAAAAGTCAAAGGCTTTTTATGATACTTTGTAAATATAGTATCACCCGAATCCTGATAAATTGTTTCATCAGCAATAGCATCAGATTTTAAAGGGTTAGAACTAGGGATTCGGTCTGAATCAATCCATAATTGATTGGGATTAATAGGAAATATCTCTGAATATGATTCTTCGAAATTTTCTAAATTGACATTAGTAGTTGCCTTATTAGACTCAACCGTATTATATGTCACATGACTTTTTTGATTTGGTGTTAATCCCGTACTCATATTCTATTGGTTTACTTTGTTGCTAAAATTTCTAAACGAACTGTGAAAGATCTTTCATTCCTGACATAAATTAAGTTATTTTCACCAGTTACAACCATCATTTCTCTCAATTTATTCCAATTTGAGTTGTCAATAGACCATTCAATATACTTATTAGAGGATGTGAGTGATTCATCATTCGGATAAGTAACCATTATAATCATAAATTTCATATCAGAGACACCATTCAATATAACATCTCCGTTTGCCAATTCTGTACTCGTATGAGTAAATTCTGAGATTGGAATTGATATCTTTGACAAATCTACTTTATCCAAAGTATTTGAACCTTGAACAACACTTGCCCTTCCACATAAATTAAAGGTAACAAATCTTTGCGTTCCTGCTGCATCATCATAGCAATCAAGAGGCATATTTTGGACAAAGGTTATAGACATATCATAGAAATTATTTTAGTGTCATTGAATTAATCATTTGAGGATGAAATGAATCTTCTTCATTTTGGTCAATTATTGACTTTTTTTTTCATCTTCACTATTATCTTCTTCAAAGTTATCATGCTCTTCTTCAATCGTTGTGTCATCAAAGAAAGTATCATGAGGTTCTTCTTCATATATATCCTCAATTACTTCTTCTATTTTTTCTTCTTCAGATAATTCTTCAGAAATAACTTCTGTTTCAAAATTATATTCTAAAACTTCTGCTATTTGTACTGGAACTAAAGTATTTTCAACCTCTGCAAGAGTTTCTTCAACTTCATCTATAATAGTTTCAGCAATTTCTTCTTCATTTATATCTTCTAAAGTTTCTACAGGAATTTCAGGAGTTTCTTCTGCAACTTTAATTATTTCATCAGAAGGTGGGACAATCACATCTTCTTCTTTGGTATTAGATATAACCTCATCTTCGGTTGGTTCTGATTTTTTTGGTTCTTCAACCAAAACTTCTTCAACTTTATTCCCTTCAGGTTTCAAGTAATCAGAAACAGACTTTAAGAAAGCAAGTGATATAATCGGAATCGGAAGACCAATTAAAAGAGAAAGAATAAATTTTGTTGTTCTTTGCTCTAATTTTTGCATTGTCATCATTTCTACGAGATCAATGAAAGAATCAATCCATTGTGGATTTGATACCATCGCTTGAGAAATGTAATCGTAGGTATAATAAACATTACCAAGCATCTGCATTGCAACAAGCACTACAAATATAAACCATACAGCAAAACGATTTATTTTATCAAGAACTGCAAGAGTCATAAGAGAAGCAATAGAACCTATTTCAAAAGCTAATGCCAAAATAATTGCCATCCAAGTCATATTACCTAAACCAAAAAAGGTTATGATGTGGATAGTTGATATCAATGAGGAAAGAGCAGGAACAGCTAAAAATGAGCCAACAACTAACTTTCTGAAATCATTGGGTTTAAGTTTCATTCTTTATTTAAAATTAATTTTAGATTTCTTATATATCTATAAAAAAAGAAGCCACCACGCTTTTTTGGCATGATGGCTCAAATAATTGCAATTTTTCAATTATTTTTTAATTACGATATAATTTGCTTGAGATTTCTTATTTGCTCCGCCATACATAGCAGAATCAATTTTAGTCTCAATTTTCTTCATTGATTCTCCGTATGTTTTTACTTGATAAGAATATTCAATCATCAATGAATCATTGAACTTCTTTTGAGATTCAACTGCTGTAACTGCATTTGAAACTCTTGTGCAAGTAGAACATTGTGAGAACATAGTAGCCAATGAGAAACAAATCGCAATCAATGGCAGATTTTCTTTAATCTTCTCTAACATCGTTATGAGTTATTTTTATTCAATAGTAATAAACTATTGAAATTCTATATATCAAGATGCTTCTTCTTCTTCAGAATTGGGATTCAAATTATTCTCCAAAGCACCCAATTTCAACTTCAAATTTTGAAGAATTTGTGTATCTTTTCTATATGAATTAACTGTTTCTGAAATAGGAACAAGCAACTTCTCATAAAATGTCTTAGCAGATTGAAGTCCTACTCCTTCTGCTGATTGAAGCATTTGAAGAATTGGTTCAATGAAGATACCTGTGATTTCAAAAACTTGTGTTTTTCTGCATTCTTTAATTGCTTGTTCAATCTCTGCATGAGCATTAACAATCAAAAAAGCATCGGTAAAACGCCATTTTACTCTGTCATGAACGAATTTCTTCAATTCATCTGCGGTATTCAAACCACCTTCAATAACATAGCGTTTTGTGATAGAATCATTTTCCAATCTTTGAATTACATCAGCAATAGATTGGATTCTTTCTTCAAGAGAAAGACTTTCATCATCCCATGAACCATTCAAGGATACTTCTTGGTTAGATCCAGTAGGAATTTGTACCACATCTTCAATGATTGTGGTATCTGTTTCGGCATTGATGACTTTAGGCATCATAGTCTCCAAAAAATGTTAAAAATATGTTGTTGTTTGTAATTATAAATCAAAATTACACAATTTTTAGAAAATTTACTAAAAAAGTTTATACCCCTAAAATTTGTCAAAAAAGCCCATATTTCAAAAAAGTTTTCCACACAATGTAACCTTTTGCCTTCTCGTGTGTTATATAGTATATAGGGGTAATGTGATTAAGCCTAGCCCCTTAAGGTTTTCTTTGAGTTAATTCTCAGTTAATTCTTATCTAATTCATAGTAGACTTTTAGGGTAATTCTTCTTTGATTTAAGGATTTTATTATTTATTTCTTTTTAATATTAGTCTTTTTATATTTATAGTTCCTAGGCATTTGTTTAGGAAATATAAAAAATAATTATAAAGAGTTTACATTATGTACTGCTCTTCCATAATGTAAAGCATGATTAAATGCTTAAAAATTAGGCATTTAGAGTATGTTTAGCATAAATGAGTTTTAAAGCCCGAAAGTGTGTCTACTCTAAAAGATTAGACATTTATGGTATTTTTCCTATCAAACTACCTTCTTTTAATTGAAACAAATATAGTTGTTTTTTTCTATTTTTTGTTTTATCCCTATTTATCCACTAACTTTAAGGATATATAACATAAATGTCTATTAAATGGTAGACAATTAATATTTTTTAACCGCTCCATGAGCTACAACTTATTTTTAGATGATAATAGAACACCCAAAGATATATGGAATCAAACAAAAAGTCCTGAATATGCTGTGTATAATTGGGTAACAGTAAAAGATTATGATTCATTTATTGAAACTATTCAAGAGAATGGATTACCTGTTCGTATTTCTATTGATCATAATTTAAGTGATGAACATATAATTGACACAGATAAGAAAAAAATACCATATGATTCATATAAAGTTAAAACAGGTTATGATTGTATTATATGGCTTGTTGAGTATTGTATAGATTATAATCTTCCTCTTCCTAAATATAAAATTCACGCTGAAGAAGGATTAGGTAAGAAAAATATTGAAAATATGCTCGAAAAATTTGATAAATACCAAAAATCAAAACAATCAACTAAATCAACAAATAAAAAGAACTGATATGAGATTAAAACCTATCACAGATGAGTATTTCAAACTCAAACAACTTTTTGAAGAATCTTTGGAATCAAAAAGTTCTCACGAAAAAAATATGCATTATCACGAAATCGGAAAACGATTTGAGAATGCTTATAATGATATTATTTCAATTATTAATACTCAAAATCCATTTTCATCTATTGTAGATGGTATGCAAAATGAATTACATCAAGTTCATTTACTTTACAATACCTTTGATAAGGTTCGTAATACTATTAACCAATCTTCAACAAAGATTCAGCAAAATTTTGAAAAATATTTAGAATATGCTGAAGGAATGATTGAAGAAATTCGTAATCTTTCACTCTCTCTTGCAGAAACAGGAGTTGCTTTGGAAACAGTTAATGAATCTAAAGCGAGTGATATTATTAAAGTAATTAAAAAAGAAATACTAAATTTCAAAAAATGGATTGAGAAAAGAGTAAAAAAGATGAAACAACTCAATACACTAATTCAATCTGATTTAGATATGATTCAAAAGAGTATTCAAAAAGAATTCTCAAGTGTAAAATAAAACATAACAATGAAAAATATAAATCCTTTTCAATTATCAACAGTTAAAACAGAAGATTATACATATAGAATAGATTGGTCTCTTTTTGAGGGTGAAATAGAATATGATATGATTACTGAAGAACTAAAGGTTGTAACTCTTGCAAGTAAGCATGCTTTTGAAAGAATGGAAGATTTTAAGATTTCTTTTGAAGAACTTGAAGAAGTAGTTAATAAAGCAGCTGGTAAACTTATTAAAGCATTTAATAGGGATGAAAAAAAATATACTGAAGAAATAGTAGCAACTATTAGAGATAGATCTAAAAAAATTCCTTATGAATTGATTGTCATTATGGAACCACAAGGTAAACATAATAAAGTTCAAAAGACTGTTAAGAAAGAAGAAATTGCTATGACTGGAGAAATTTTTGATAGAACTAAATTGAGAAGAATTAAAGATAATTACGATAATAAAAATATGTATTTAGATGGAGAACCTAGTAAAGGTTTAAGAACTCACTCATATAAAGAAATATTAGATCAACTTGATAAAGAAAAAAAGGATATTGAAAATATAGATTATTTATTTAGAGTATATACTACAAGAAGAAAGAAGAAATATTTGCCAAATAATGCTAATCAATATGTAATCGATATTTATCCAAATAATGTCGATCTTAAACATTCTAGAGATATGTATGAAGGATTTTAAACAATATTTAGCTGAATCTGTAGAAGTAATGGGTGATTCTTTAGAATACATTACAACACTTCTTGAAGAAAAGAGTATCTTATCTAGATTAGTTCGTTTTGAACGTGATTCCATAGGTGATTTGACTTCTATTGCATTTGATGTTAATGATTTATCTCCTAAAAAGAGAGAAAATATTATAGCATCTTTACAAAAACATGGATTCAAAACAGCTTCTATTGAATTTCACGATTGGAATAAACTTTGGATAGTATCTATTGAAAGAATTCGTATTCAAAGAAAAAGTTCAGCAAATGCTCTTGTTAGTTCAATTTATTATGGAATTGTTGAACAACCGAAAAAACAAGAAAAAGTAGAAGGGGTACAAGATGGTAAAAAAAGTATGCTTGAAAGGATTATAGGGAAAACCTTTCATAAGGGAGATAAAGATAACAATGGCAACAAATAATTTGAAGAATAAAGCTGAACGATGCATAGATGTTCTAAACTGCATCAAAGATGACCTTTTTGATACAATAGTTGAGCATAATTGTTTTGAAAAAAAGAAAGAATGCCTTTCAAAGATTAACATTTTTAACGAAAGCGCAGAACTTCTCAAAACAATATTCAATATAAAAGAAAGAGATAAACAATGAAACGCTACATTAAACTCTATGAAGAATTTTCAAATGATTTAGAGATTACTTTAGAAAAAGAAATTGAAGTAACCTTTCGTTTTTTGTTAAGAAAAGGCGTAAAGAGTGAACTTCTTAAAAGAATGATTAATGAGCGTTTTATAGAAAGGATTAAACCACCATTCACTTATTCAGATATTATATATTACTCATTTGATATAGACCATATAGCAGATATACCGATGAAAGGAAATAGAATACAATCAGAATATGCAATCAAAGCAAAAATTGTATTTGAAGATGTAACTTTAGATCCTAAAACAATAGATAAAATGATTAAAAGAGGTATAGCAAATTTTTTGAAATTAGAAGAAGATTCTTATTTCAAAGATGAAGTAGAAAAATCTACAATAGTTTCTATGGATTATATTTAACTTCTCATCATTTTATAGATATCGCCCATATTTTTAACACTATATGCACTATCATTGTTCATATTATCTATCTTTTTACTTATTTCCTTTTTATATCGTTCTTGAACTCCCTCATCCCAAATTTCACTTACACAATCTGGTAAAACAGCAGATTTAAAAAACGCCATAAGATTCACACAACTCATTGCCAAATCATCATGACCTCTTTCATTTGAATAAGTCCCTGCTTCATTGACACCAAAAGTTGTAAATTCAGAAATAGTAATATCATGCGTTAAAATTAGTCTTCTTGAACGAAAAGCGGGTCGAAAATCTTCGCAATAAATTCTTTTCAGTTGATTATTAAGTTTGATGCCTGGTTTGAATATCTTATCATCGGATTTATGCTTTGTAGTTACAAAAAGTTCAGTAAAGAACTCTTCGTGTTGAGACATAAGTTCTAAGAAATAATTACCATTATAATTCATTTCTAAAACAATTTTTAATCTTTCTTCGCCTAAAATATCATAGACAACGGCATTTACTATTTTTACAAAATCAGAAATAGATACAGTATTTGACCTAAAAACACCAACCTGTTTCAATCCGAAGAAATCAACCTCTCCTTGAAACATTTTGTGTCTTCTTATAGCACCCATACTTAAAGGAACAAGTTGAAATATATTCAAGATTGTATAATCTCTATTTGCTCCTTCTGCTAAGTCTATTGAAAGGACGAAAAAGCGTTTTCCAGTTCTAAATCTTCCATTATTATCCTTATAGTCAAAATCAAAAGAAGAATCCCAAGTAAGATCCTTATAATCTAAATCTTGGTCGTGGAGAGTTTCTATTTCACGAAATTCATATTTCCGTTCACATCTCTTTGCAAATGAAATTGATTGTCCATCCAAAAGAAATGAAGAACTTGCTACAAATTGATTTCCAAACTCTTGATTAAATGCTTCTTCACTTCCTAAATCTGCTATCCATTTTTGTTTCCATGCTTCATCTCTACCAGGAACTTGCCACCAATCAACTCGTAAAGGTACAAATTCACTCTTTTTCTTTATAGCATTATCATAAATTTCATAAAACAGATTTAATCCATTAGCAGTTGATGTTATTAACATCTTTGAATTTTTTATTGATGAAAGTGTAGGAAGAATAGATTTATAGAAAGACCTTGCTATTTTTTCAGGAATATGGGCAAACTCGTCAGCAAAAATTACATCAAAGGTAAAACCAATCGCAGGAGTTTCTGTACATGCTTCTGCAAAAATTCTACAACCATTATCAAAAGCCATTCTACCCATATTATTGACTTTAACACCAGGTTTCATAAAAAATGGCAAGTGTCTTAAAATAGTTTTGGTTTTATCTAAAATTTCTTCAGAAGTGGCTCTTTTATTGGCTATAACAAGAACATTTTTATCAAAATGAAAACACATATACCATGATAGAAAAATACAACTTGTTATGGTTTTTCCAATTTGTCTTGAAGCTAAAAAAACAACTCGCTCATTTTTAGCATAAGATTCTATTACCTTTTCTTGATAATCTCTTAAACGAATTTTCTCTATACCATTATCAGTCTTTGAAAAACAATAATTGTTAGCAAAATAAAGGATGTCTTTTTGGCATCTAACAATCTCTTCAAGTTCCGATTGTTCATATTCAAACGCTATATTTGCACCTCTCCAATCAGTATCCCCTTCTGAAAAAGGATTCTGTCTAGGCATACTTTCCCCATTAGTAATACTTTCCATCAAATCTTGTACATTCTTTGTACTCCAAGCCATAAAAACCTCAATAATGTTTTACTATATATTGATATATACCTACGAAACAAAATTAACTATTATGAAAAAACACATCAAATCGTTTGTATCTCCTATTTTAAGGGTAAATGAAGAAGAAGAAATGGCTTCAAAGAGTGGGGTTTTAGGTTCTCAATCACAATTATTCGTTGAACCTGAAGAAGCAATGGAAATACGTTCAAGAAATAAAGAAATTGTAAAAAGTTCAGTTGGGAAAAATCTTGAAAAATATCTCAATGATTATTGGACTTCAGCTAAAGAAATGGAAACGATGGTAATTTCTTTGAAAAATCAAATCGAAGAAAACTACAATAAGATGTTTGAAAATATTAAAAATGCAATACAAGAACTTGAGAAGCATGGAATAGAAATTGAAAATCAAATTGAATTTGAGAATAATATTGTTATGAAGGTTTCAGAAAAACAAAAAATGCATCATTTGAGCGATGGTGATAAAGTTAAGTTATTTAATTATTTACAAGAATTAGATGAGAAAAAAGCAGAAACACTAAAGGCTTTTGCGAGATCTACAAATATGATTAATGAATATTATGAATATGTAGAAATGGGATTATTTTATAAAAAAGCATCAGGTTCAGAAAGAGCAAGAGAACCTTATTTTAGAAAAATGGAAATTCTACCTGAGGTTTCAGAAGGACTGGATTTTGGCTCAAAATTACAATCTATCATTTCAAGCGTGATGTCATTTTTGAAAAATGCTTGGTCAGGAATGACTAAATATGGAAAATTCTTTGGACTTGAAAATAGTATCAAAGATTATAAGAAAACCTTGATTGAAACAGAAAAATTTGTTGAATCCTTATGAAATACATAAAACTTTTTGAAACAACATTAACAAGATTAGACAATATCTTATCATTAAAATATCCTCCACATTGGATTGCAAAAGTTAAGGGGAATATTTTTGGTAGTAGTGTAGAACAAGAAGATATTGAGAAAGCATTACAAGAATGGGATTATACTGGCGAATGTCAGATTGTTGATTATGAAACTTGTGAAATATGTGGTCAGCCAAATTTGCGATATTTATTTACTATCAAAAATAGATTGATTACCCATATATTGAAAATAGGAAGCGAATGTATTAAAAGATTTTCAGCAGAAGATACTAAATCTATTGTTATTTATGATAGATATATGAATAGAGTTTATGATGAACGAGTTATTATTAGATTGATAAATAAAGATGTTCAATCTCTCACAAAGGATGCTAAAAAATTAGCGGTATTAGAAAACTTAACAGAACTTTACGAACTTTCTGATGATAAGTATGTAAGTTTCTTGTTTGATGAATATTCTAATGAAGGAGAATTTTCTCCACTACAAATGGTTTGGCTTCATGATGCTTTTAGAAAATCGGGGATGGACGCAGAAAAAGTCAATCCAAATAATTTTAATGTAAATATCAGTAATAACTTTTATTTAGACCAAATCTATACAATGGATTCAGAATCACATAATGTATTAAAAAGATATCTTACAAGAGATCAAAGAAATCGTTTTAATACAAGAATGGAACGCTATAAAATTATCAATAGATAACTTGAAATTTGATTTATTTCATAAATACCTTAAATCTGATGATTATAGTAAATTTGATATATTGAAAGGTGTTATAGAAGAATTTAATATACCAACTTTAAAGTATTTTATTCAAAGAGATGCTGAAATAGTATCAGAATATAATGGAGATTCAATCCTTCATAATGCTTGTTATTTTGGATGTTTAGATTGTATTAAGTTAATATTGAAATATAATTTAGTGGATATAGACAAAAGGGATAAGCAATTAAGAACTCCACTTCATATGGCTATTATTTTTGATAGGGATAATTGTGTAGAATATTTATTGAAAAGGGGAGCAAATAAAGAAGCAATTACAATTACTGGTGAAACTCCCATATCGTTAGCAAAAAGTAGAAATAATAAAAAAATCATTGATTTATTGGAAAAAACATTTTGATAATCCAAACTAATTTATTATTATTGCAGTAATAATTAAATGGAGAATAAAAATGAGCAACCCTGAACAAAAAACATGGTCTCCTATAACAGAACCATTAGCAGCAGTTCAAAATCTCATAAATGCGGCTTTATTAGGTCAATCCAAAGGTGCTTATAATTTTGAAGAAGCATCTATCGTATGGGAATCAATAAAATATCTTGTGAACTTGCAAGTAACTCTGCGGGATAGTAATAAAGATATGAATGATGTTCTTATAGAAGACCTAAGTAAGAAAGAAGATGAGAAATCTGAAGAAATATCTTAAAATCTGAAAACCCACTGAATGTGGGTTTTTTATTTGCTTATCTCGTTATTTTTCCTTATTTTTGACTATTATATTTAGTTTTAGAGTGATATGATTAATATAGAGCAGAAATCCAATAAATTGATTATAAGCAATTTTAACGAAAAGGGAATGGTTGAATTACATGAATTTCCAATTCCAAAAAAAGAATTGTTTGATTGGGAGTATTATTCAGATAAGAAAAAAGAAGATGGTATAAAAAGTTGGGATAAAAAACCTGTACAAAAGAATACCAATGTAAAAAAACTTAATCGATATAGAATTATTGAGTGGGTAGAATCATTTAGTGAAGAAGATAAAGCGAAGATTTATGACTTCCATCAACCAAAAAAATTCTTTTGTGATATTGAGGTTGAAATTCAAGATGGTTTCCCTGAAGCTCATTTAGCATTAAGTCCAGTTGTTACAATTGCTTTATCTGACGAAGATAATGTAATAACTGTGTTAGGTCTTAAAGAGTTATCTGCAAAAGAAATTGATTCTATTGAAAATAAACTAAAAGATTATTTCAAAGAATATACACCAAACATCACATTTAAGTATGTCCATTTTAATTCTGAATATGACATGCTTTATACATTTTTTGTTAAGTTTCTACCAAGAATTCCTTTTTTGACAGGATGGTATTTTCTTGATTTTGACTGGAAATATCTTATTACAAGAGCAAGAAAATTAGAAGTCCCTGTGGAAAAGTCTTCTCCTAGTAATAAACTTACAGGTATGCACGAAACACCTTTACATAAAGTAATTGTGGACTATAAGGAAATATATGAAAAATGGGATAAAACTCTTAAAGAGAACCTAACACTTGATTGGACAGCAAAAAATAGATTAGGTTTATCTAAAATTAAATATCCAGGAAGCCTCAAAGAACTTTATCACAATGACTTTAATTTATTTGTATTTTACAATGCTGTTGATACTCACCTTGTAAATCTTTTAGATAAAAAAACTTCAGTTGCTGATATTTTCTTTAAACTTGGGACTTTAACAAAGTCTGAATATCAAAAGGCATTCTCACCAGTTCATATGACTGAAAATGTTTTATGTAGAGGCTTACTTGAGAAAAACCTTGTTATGATTCCAATAGAATCAAACAAAAGCAAAGATAGTAAATATAAAGGTGCTTATGTTCATAAGCCGAAAGTAGGTCTTTATGAGTATGTTGCAGCATTTGACTTTGCAAGTTTGTATCCTTCGGTAATGAGACAATTTAATATATCTCCCGAATCATATCTTGGTCAAATGGATGAAGAAATTTCTGATAATCCTTTTGAGTATAAAAAAGAAAAAGTAGTAGATATAGAAAATAAAATAGTCTGTGCAAATGGAGCCATCTTTGATACTGATGATAGTGTTTTAAGAAATGCCTTGGACTATTTTTATGATAAAAGAAAGAAAGCCAAATATCAGTCTTATGAAGTAGAGAAAGAAATAGAAATTTTGAAGAAGCATTTAGAATCAAAAAAATGAAGCCACTTTGTATCATACTAACAACCACAAAGAATCTTGAAGGTTTAAAACAGTATGGAAATCAAAGTAATGAATTATTTGATTTAGTTGTTATTGATTATACTTCAAAATTAAACGAAAGTCCTGCTAGAAAAGAAGTTATCCACATGGTTTATGAAAATTTAGGTGGATTCAAATATCAGAGTATAAAAAAACTTTTAGACGAAACTAATATACTTGAATTATATGAGTATTTTTGGTTTCCTGATTGGGATATTGAAGTTGATATAGAATCAATTGAAACGATGGTAGAAATCGCTTCATCTTATAACTTAAGTCTTTCACAGCCATCATTAAGCGATGATTCCTATGTATCATGGGATATAACAAAGAATAATCCTTCTTCTAAAATTAGGATAACTGATTTTGTTGAAGTTATGTGTCCTTTATTCTCTTCTGAATTTCTTAAAGAGGTTTTATGGACATTTTCAATCAACTATTCAAGTTGGGGATTAGACTTCTTATGGGCTTCTTTAAAAGGTGATAGACTGATTGGAATTATAGATTCTGCTGTGGTAAAACACTCAAGAATTATATCATCACATGAGTGGAAATTACCGAATGCTAGAAATGCAAATGAAGAATTGGAAGAAATTTTGAAAAAATATAATTTGGTTATGAATCCACAAGTTATTAAATCATTGATTTGAAAGAACTTACATTTCAATTTAAAACGATTAAAAAAAATTAACCAAAAAATTGAACAAATGCTGTTTTTTTCGTAAATTTATATTCCTATATATGTTTTCTAAAACCAAGATTATAAGTAATTATTCAAATAAAAATAAAAGTGAATTTTATGGCAAAAAATCGTGACCTTTCGATTGAGATTCTTTCTGAATTGACCGCTTTCTCTAAATATGCACGCTTTAAGGAAGATATAGGTAGAAGAGAAACCTGGGAAGAAAATGTTACAAGAGTGGAACAAATGCACATTAATAAGTTTCCTGAATTAACAGGTGATATTACTAAAGCATTTGATTATGTTAGAAGAAAGGAAGTAGTACCTTCAATGCGTTCTATGCAATTTGGAGGAGAAGCAATTGAGAAAATGAATATTAGAATATTCAATTGTTCTTTTATTGCTATTGAAAGGCCAGCTATATTTTCTGAAATTATGGTATTATTGATGGCTGGTACAGGTGTTGGCTATTCTGTACAATATCGTCATATCAATAAATTGCCTGAAATTAAAACCCCTAAAAGAAGTAAAAAGTATGTTATTGAAGATACAATCTCAGGTTGGGCTGATTCATTAAAGGCTCTTATTAAGTCTTATTTCTATGGTACTCAATTACCAATTTTTGATTATTCACAAATCAGACCTAAAGGAACTCCATTAAAGACATCAGGAGGTAAAGCACCTGGTCCTGAACCATTGCGTAAGTGTTTAGATGAAATCCAAGCTATATTTACTCGTAAGATAGTTGGTGAAAAGTTGCGTCCAATTGAAGTTCATGATATTGTGTGTCACATAGCTGATTGTATTTTGGCAGGTGGTATTAGAAGATCTGCAACGATTGCACTTTTTGATGCCTTTGATGATGAAATGCTTAATTGTAAAGGTTATCTTTCTGCACAATTTGAATCTGATTTCGTTTATAATAAGCAAACCAAACAATTTGTTGGTGATGCTAAACATAATGGAAAAATGGTTCAAGTTTATCTTTCAAAACAAGAATTTGATAAATTTGAAAAAGAAGGAACTCTCGCTTGGTATTGGTTTCATCCACAAAGAGCAAGAGCTAACAATTCAGCAGTTTTCTTCCGTGAAAGATTCTTGGGCAAAGAAACAACAGAAGAAAAAATCATAGCTAAATTAAAGAAAGAATTTGGCATTACAGAAACTTCTCAAGAGTCTCTTGTAAATACATTTACTAACTTTGTAAATGAATATTTAGTTGCACATAATGTCAATGATAAGTATTATGAAGATATCGTTGAAGCAACTACTCAAGATGATTTTATGAAAGTTTGGAAAGCATGTGAAGCATCAGGTTCAGGTGAACCAGGTGTATTTTGGACTAATGATCCTGATTATGGAACAAATCCTTGTGGTGAAATTAGTTTGAAATCAGCACAAACATGTAATCTATCTTCTATTAATGTAAGCACTTTGAAAGACCAAAAGGATTTAGAAAATCGTGTTTGGGCAGCAACTCTTATTGGAACTCTTCAAGCAACTTATGATAACTTTGAGTATATCTCTGAAAACTGGCAAGAGAATCAACAAGAAGAGCGTCTTCTAGGTGTTTCATTGACAGGAATTTGCGACATTGATTATACCAAATTTGATTGGAAAAAAGCATCAGAGCATTCAACAAAAGTTAATGAAGAATATGCTCAAAAGTTGGGTATCAATAAAGCATCAAGAATTACTTGTATAAAGCCCGAAGGCACGGCTTCCTGTGTTATGGGAACTGCTTCTGGTATCCATGCTCGTCATTCTCAATATTATATTCGCAGAATCCGCTATAATAAGCAAGAGCCAATTGCTCAATATCTAATTCAACATCATCCTGAACTCGTTGAAGAGGAAGAATTTAATCCACTAAATATTGTTGTTGCATTGCCACAAAAATCTCCAGTAGAATCTATTGTGCGTGAACAAGAATCAGCAATTGATACATTAGAAAGAGTTCGTTATTTCAATGATTATTGGGTTACACCTGGTCATCGTAGCGGTCCTAATCAACATAATGTATCATGTACAATTTCTGTTAGACCTAACGAATGGACTAAAGTAGGAAAATGGATGTGGGAAAATAGAAGTGTATATTCAGGAATTGCAGTTCTTCCCTATTCAGATGCTATCTATAAACAAGCTCCATTTGAAGAATGTGATGAAGAAACCTATAATACAATGATGAAAAATCTTAAATCAATAGATTTGACAAAAGTTGTAGAAATAGAAGACAATACAAATCTTTTAGGCGAATTGGCATGTGCTGGTGGTGCATGTGAAGTTACTTTTGGATAATTATTTTGAACTACTTAAACATAGGATATCTATTTTCATAGGTATCCTATTGTTTTCTAAGGTGATTTATGGAACTATTTGATGTCGTTAATGCTATATTCCACAAGACAAAATGGAAAGAAGTCCCAAGAACCGATAAAGATAGATATTTCTTTATGATAAATAGATTTCTTTCTATTGGCTTACCTAGACAAGCATCAATGTTTAATATTAAGCATATTCCAAAAGAACATGTATTAGATTATTGGAATAGGCAATTATCAAGACTGTATAATAAAATTCCAGATTGGATTTACACAAAAGGTCAAAAAGCATCAAAAAATGAAATAAATGAGACTAAAATTGATGCAGAAATTGTTAAATTGTATTGTGAATTTAATAAATGTAGTCAAGAAGAATTTAAGATGATTCTTAAATATGCTCCTAAAATGCTTGAAGAAGAATTACCAATGTATACTCAATTACTTAAATCTCGTAAGAATATTCAATCCACTAATGAAGAATAAGGAAATATAAAATGTCAAAAGCACTTGAACAACTCTTTACAGAAAAATTTAGACCTAAAAGAGTAGAAGATATTATTCTTGCTCCTCGTATTAAAAGTGCAATAGGTCAAGATGGCATTCAACAACACCTTCTTTTAATTGGCTCTCAAGGGATGGGTAAAACATCAACAGCCAAAGCGATTGCTGATAAATATCCACACATGTATATTAATGTCTCTGATGAGTCATCAGTTGATGTTATTCGTGAAAAAATTAAAGGATATTGTGAAAGAATTTCTGTTTTAGATGGAGAAGATTCAACTAAAATTGTCATTTTAGATGAGATTGATGGAGCTTCTGACCAATTCTATAAAGCCCTCAGAGGAGTTATGGAAGATGAGCGTTATATTTCAAAAGTTCGCTTCATTGGAACGGCAAATTATGTCAATAAAATTCCAGATCCGATTCGTTCACGATTCTTTGTTCTTGACTTTAATCCAACAAACAAAGAAGAAGAGCTCGCTTTAATGAAAGACCAAGCAAAAAGAATTGCATTTCTTTTCAAAACCTTAAATATTGAGTTTGAAAAAGATGCATTATTTGAGTTTGTCAAAAGAAACTTCCCTGATATGAGGTCAATGATAAACAAAATTCAAAATTGGCATATATCAGGTAGAAATAAAATCACCATAAATGAGATTAAGGAATTAAATTATTCATTCCATGACCTCTATGAGTTAATAACTAGTAAAGACACAGAACCAGTTGAAAACTACAAATATATTGTTAAAAATTGTTCTAACAAGGTTGATGATGTTCTTATGAGTTTGCACAATGATTTTCCACTATGGATATCTGAAAATAAACCTGAACTCATTAATAAAATTCCAATGTCCCTTGTATTAATAGGAAAGTGGCAAGCAGACAAACAGCAATGTATTGATCCTATTGTAGCCCTAACTGGTTGTTTCTTCGAGATTCAAATGCATATGAAATCTTAATGAAAAAGAAGCAAATAGTAGAGTTATACAAATCTGAAATTCAATCTGTTTCTGATATATTATTATTTAAATCAATAATTATAGATGAATCAGATGCAGTAATTAATGTTATCAAAAGATTTGACTTACCTCGAAATCATAAGTTATTGGGTATATGTGAACCAATAGCATATATCTCTCAAAACTTTTTAGAGATAACTAATCATCAATATAGGGGCTATGGGAATAGTAGCCTTAAATTAGCTTCTACTCTTATATTAGAAGATAATATAAACAATGAATTTTGTAAAAGGGGCATACACGCTTTAGAGTTAGCTATAAAGATTGATGCTCTTTCTACATTTCATGCACTTTTAGATATTGGGCATTATGATTATTCTACTCAAGCCGTCTATTTGTGTATAAAATATCTTCGTAACGATATGTTGCAACGATTAGCAGAAGAGGGCTTTGATTTATGGTTGGAACATATTGATTGGGAATCGAGACCTATAGATGTTCTTATGACAATGATATCTTTCCAAGAAGAATTACCCTTTTATAGAACTCCTAACATAAATCAGTTAGTAGTAGAATCTTTAGAGATTCTTTATGAGAATAGCCCACTATACAATTTCGTTAAAACAAAATCTAAAAACTCAACAAATGATTTAAGTCCAATCATTAGAAAAAGAAAGGGTTTATTAATTGAAATAGAGAGTGTTTTTTTAAAAATGGCTCATGGTCTTAAATAAAATGGGATATATAGGGTAATAAACAAAATTATTACCTACTATGCGTAATACCCAAGCAATTATTGAAGCAATCTGCAATTATACTACTTTTGATAATAGTCTAAAGAGGGGATTAAATTATCTTAAAGAATCCAATATAGATATTATTTATTGGGATAATTTGAGTAGTCGAGAAGAAGAAAGATTACTTGAAAACTCACAAAGTTCTGCTATTACCCTTAATCCCGAAGAAGTAAAAAATGCGTTTGGGAAATTTACAAGTTCTGTTTCAGGTGATTTGGTAAAAGAGAAAACACCTGAAGGATCTGGCAATTGGTTAAAAAATAATCTTACATCAATTAAGACTACTGCCCCAGAAGCAAAAACAAAGAGCGAAAAGGATTATGAAGCTCATATGGCAGATAGATATAAATATGCTACGCCTGAATTTATTTCCACTTTGGATACAAGGGGTATGAGTCAAGACGAAAGAATCAAGGCTGATATTGAATCTTCCAAAAATTCTTATTATGATTTACTTTCAAGTAAAGTAAAAATTGTGGGTGCTTCTAATATAAAAACATACATTGAAAAAATATCTGATGATGTAGAAAATTTTGTTTCTCTTGTAACTTACTTAACTGATCAAATTGTCAAAGAAGCATGGATTAACTCTCCTCAAAAAATTCAAAGTATTTGGGGAAATGAGTTATATTTTATGGAAAATGCAGCTCTTGTTATAAGAGGTAAGAATATTAAAGGCTTTATGCAAGAATCTTCTAATGTTTTACAATTAGCAACAGATGTAAGTAAATATTTTGTTTTAGATAATGCTAATAATGATATTAGAAAATCTCTTGAAGAAGTATGGCCAGAGGTGATGGTAAAATCAAAGGAAAAGATTGAGAAATTAAAAGGACCTGAACCAGTAAAAGCGATGTTTGCTTTTAATGAAGAAATCCACTCTAACTTTTTAACAGCACTTTCTAATGCAGTTTGGGAAAGCATCCCATCTATAATTAAAAAACATGGTGATGAATTTTTCTTGATTATGGAAGATAATCAAGTTAGTGTAGCACAACATGATGCATTTAATAGTTCTCAATTTCAATCGTATAATCCTATTTTTGAGACAATGTATTATGAACTTCGAGAAAAGAAACCATTTAACTGGCTTCTTAAATTAGAAGAATTGCTTGTAGATGATAAAGAAATAGAGAAAAACCTTGAATTATGTACACAAGCGTTAGTTCAAGAAAAATTGTCAAATATAACTAATTACTCTTATCCTACTGTGGGTCAAATTTCAGGATTTACGGCTCATAAAATAATTCAAACAACATATAATTCTGAAAATGGTTTAGGAAAATTTTTAGATGTAAGAGATTCATTATGGATAACATCAGGATATGTTCCTGGAACATTTGGTTTAATCCTTTTACTTTTAAATGTTTCCTGTGCAGTTCTTTTTGTTGCAACCGCAGAAGATATTGTTGGATTTGATATGTCAAAATCTTATCCACAATTTACAGGACTTCCAATATGGGAAGCATTTAAGAATGGTGCTATGGATTTAAAGATTAAATATGAAGAAGAAAGAAAAACAAAGAAACCTTTAGAAAAAACAGGAGTAGCGTCCCCTCGTGATGCTAAAAAGACAGGTATAAAATTTGACTAAAATATGAAAAAAAGCATAAAAAGTATAAATGAATCAAATGAGGTTTTACCTTATGTTCAAGATTCTCCGATTGTATTAAAATCTTTAGAGTGTAGTGCAAATTACAATAAAGAAAATAATACAATAATAATAAAAGTTGCAAATTCAGATGAATTCGTTTGTGCAGCTTCAACATTCAAATGGGTAGAAGGATATCCTCAATCCGTTGGATTATCTTATGAGAGATGTAAAAATGCATTGAAACTTTTGAAGAATGATGACATTATAGGTTGTTTGCAAGAAATCTATAAAATGCCTTATGCTCCCTATTATGTATATTTATTTAACTCAGATAAGAATATGCTCAAGAATTTTAGTTATATTGCACATGAAGAATCTGAAGAAAATAAAAAAAGAATTGAACATTTTTTATCTTTAGTTCTACAAAAGGATGATGAGGTAGAAAAGATGAAAAAATCTGATACTAAATTTTATAATTTAATTAAATCAAAACTTGAAAATCAAATACTTTATCTTAAATCTAAATGCGAGGTATTCTTTTGGTTTTATCAAGGTCTCCCTCAATTAACTCAATTTGGAATATGGTAATATTTACCAATATTTCAGGAAAGTGAAATTATGCTTTATGTTCTTATCGATGCTAATAACTTCTTCATAAAAAATCTTTTTGCATATAAAAGTGGTATGCGAAAAAGCGAACAATTATTTGAAAAAGAAGAACAAATTATAGAATATTCTCATATCATTAGCAATTCATTATTTTCTCTGTTAGAAAAGTTTGAGGGCGTAGTTGGATTTATTTTGTGTTTTGATAACAAAACATGGAGAAAGGGGTATTATTCTGAATATAAAGCTCATAGAGAGTATGATGATGCGGTAAATTGGGATGCTTATTTCCGTTTTGTAGAAGATTATTGTGAAAAAATTCAAACCATACATAATGTAAAAGTTTCTCGAATAGAAGGTTCAGAAGCTGATGATTTGTTGTATTTATGGTCAAAAAAACTAAATAGTTCACGATATGATTGTATTGTTGTAAGTGAGGATAAAGACTTGTTACAACTTGTAAATAATACAAAATCTAATAATTTTACTATTGTTTATAATAACAATTTTAAAACACCTAAAATCTATAAAAGCCCTCAAACTGATTTAACCGAAAGTGGACTCAATATAAATGTTTTCAATGTATCTGAAGCATTTATTAATTCAAGAATGATGATTAAATCAATTCTGAATGAAGTTTCATCTATTGAAGATATTGACATAGAAGATTTTATTTTAACAAAGATACTAATCGGAGATGATGGAGATAATGTTCCGTCAGTATGGTCTTGGAATAGTTCAACTAACAAGAAGAAAAGAATAACCCCATCAATTGCACAAAAAATTGTTAAAAACTTTAAGATAATAAATGAAAAACCTATTTATTATCTTCTAAATGATTTTGAATTTTTCAAAAAGGCACTTTACGATTCTATAAAATTTGTTCTTTCAATTCCGATTGATGAGGAAGCATTAAAAGAAAATATTGAAAGGAATTGTAAATTAATGTGTTTACATCACAAATTTTTCCCAAGTCAGTTACTTAAAGATTTTAAAGATAAATATAGTCTTGATTCGATTTCAAAACTTGACAAAGAGCAATTTCTGAAAGGAACGAAATACTATCAAGATCCACGAATGAAAGTAGGAAAAAATGATAAGTTAGATTCTTTTTTCAATGCTTTTGGTGGATGATGAAACGATTTTATGTCTATGTTCGAATGTATAATACGAATAATGAAAAATTAGTGGCCGAAGGTGTAGAATTTAATAATGAAAATATTGCTTTGCATGAATTTTTAACGCAAACAATTTTAATACTAGATTCTATAAAATCTGTATCCAAACACTATTCATCAGTAGGAGAAATCCTCATAGAATGGATAGATTTTGATGAATATGAAACAAAAATTCATTAAAAATAGAAATTCTAAAAAAATGAATTTCTTTTGGATATATACTGATATTTGAATTAATTTATTTTTATTATTTGTAAGGAAATGCTCTATGACGGAAAAAGTCATTGCCGACCTTCTTCTTGGAAATTTTGATGATAGTCTTTTAACAATGAGTGATCAGACATATCTTGAAAAAATTCTCCTAAACCAAACAATTACCAAAGATTTACAGACAGGTTCTGTTTACAAAATTTCTAAAATCGTCCCCTTTGGTAAAGACAAAATTACTGTTGTAACCGAAGATAATGGTGACATCACTGTTCAACTTCGAAAAGAAAAAGAGTATCTAAAACTCATAAATTCAACAGTAGAACAATTCATTGAAGCATTAGAGTCTGATTCATCTGACATCATTATGCCCACTCATGTTATGACTATTAAATATGGTAATGAAATGGAGGGTACATTAATGGGTGCTCATATTTACGCTTTAAAGGAAACTTTATACAAAGAGATAAAGGATTCTAAAACTATTTACAATGCTCATGTATTAGAGCGTAATAAGGGTGGATTTTTGGTTAATGTCAATGGTCTTAAAGGATTCTTACCTGGTTCTTTGGCTGCGGCTAATAGAATTTTAGACTTTGATTTATATCTTAATACCAATATTAATGTAATGGTTGAAGATTATTTGGCAGAATCAGATATGTTTATTTTCTCTAATAAGAAGTTTATCAAAACTATGCTTCCTATTGAGATTCAGAAATTAAACAAAGTTGATAAATATAAAGGTACAGTAACAGGTACATCCAAATTTGGAATTTTTGTTGAATTTAACACAATCCTTACAGGTCTTATTCATACAAGTGAGATGAATAAAGAAAATGTTGAAGAGTTTAAGAAAGGAAAGTGGAAGCCAGGAACTGAAATAGAATTTTGGATTAAAGAGATTACTAACGATAATCGCATTATTCTTACATTTGTTGATCAAAATGCAATGAATCAGAAATATGAGAATCTTGCAACTTATGATTCAGAAATGGAGCAAACTGGTCAAAAGCCTATTTATCTTGGTCATGTTGTTTCTGTTAAACCTAATGTAGTTCTTGTAAAAATAGAGGAAGATATTATAGGTGCTTTAGCTGAAAAGGATTTTAAGAAATTTAAGACTTCTCCTCTAAAAGTATCTGATGAAATGCGTGTAAAGATTGAGAGAATTGATGTAGATAAACGCAGAATGACATTAAATATGGTTACGGCATAAAATGGCTATAAGTGAAATATACAATAAACTACCGAATGACGATTATTATGAAGATAATCGCCTTGAAATTAAAGATGAATTAGAAGCTCTGATTACAAAAGTAAGAATGGTTATTCTAACTCGGAAAGGCGATATTTTAGGTGATCCTGATTTTGGTGTTGATTTAGAGCAATATATTTTTGAAACATTTTTTGACAGAGGAGCAATATATGGTGAATTAAACTCTCAATTCTCCAAATATATTCCTGAAGCAAGTAGATATAACCTATCTTGTATAGTCAATACTACAAAAGGTGAATTCAAAGATAATATAGTCATAGACATACTAATAAATCAAGAAAGAGTCCTTGGTTTTTTGATATAAAATTAGGCATCGAAAGATGCCTTTTTTATTTTTTAGGAAAAATGAATGACTTGAAAATTTTAAGGATATATAGTATAAGACCACAAAAATATATTGATTATGAAGCAATTTTTTAAGTTAAATCGAATCACTTTCCAAAGACTTTATGAAGATGCAAAAACATGGTTTCAAACGGTTTACAATCTAACAGCCGACCAATTTACTCCTGCATCTCCTTGGGGTCAATTATTAGAGACAATTATAAATCTATCTCAAATGATATTTTATTATATCGAAGATAGTATAACAGAACTAAATATAAATACTGCTTCAAGAAGACAATCTATAATTGGTATAGCTGCAATGAATGGTCATTCAGCAACACGCTCTATTAGTGCATCTGGGGATATTTATTTGGAGTATTCGGGGCAAAGTATTGATATGTTCGGTCAAAGTATAATAATTCCTAATTATACAAAATTATTTTGCTTGAATAATGGTCAAAGTTATATTCTAAATCTAAATCAAGATGATATTAGAATGAATATAACAATGAGTGAAAAAATAAAAGTTAAGATAATTCAAGGTGTATGGGAAAATCAAACTTTTACAGGAACTGGTCAACCTTTACAATCTTTTGAAGTAAATACAAGAGGAAGAAAAGAAATTGATAATAATTTTGTTAAAGTTTATGTAAATGGTGAATTATATCCACAATACGATTCTCTTTATGATATTCCTTATGAAAAGGCAGGATGTATTGTAAGAACTGGAATGACATCTGGAGTAGATGTATTTTTTGGGACAGGATTCAATGGTAAAATGCCGATTACAGGTTCAACGATTCGTGTTGAATATCTAATAACAAATGGTTCATTTGGAAATGTATTAACAAACATAAATAATATTTCTTTTCGTTGGGATGAAACAGGTTATGATGTAACAGGAAAAGAAATAGATTTGAATTCAGCTTTAACAACAAGTTTAGCAACTCCAATTATATTTGGTTCAGACCATGAGCCAATAGAATTGACGAGACTTATAGCACCTAAAATGAGTCGTTCTTTTGTATTAGCAAATGCAGAAAATTATTCAATATTTCTTCAAAAAATGAATTATTTCAGTATAGTTGACTGCTTTTCAACATTTGATGATAATGTTTTAGAAGACGATAATGTTATCTATATTTTTGCTATCCCTGATATTTTGAAAAGGGTTCGTAAAAATGAAGAATACTTTACTATTCCTCAAGAAACTTTTGTAATGACAGATGCTGAAAAAGATGCTATTTATAGACTCTTACAAGAGTCAGGGCAAATGATTGTAACGACAGCAGTAAAAGTTCTTGATCCAGTAATTACACGATATGTATTAAATATATCAATTATAATTTACGAGGGTTATGATGTTGAAACCATTAGAGAAAAAATAGTAGAGCGTGTTTCTCAATATTTCTTAAATAATAAGCGTAGAGATAGAATTCCTAAATCGGATTTAGTTGCAATAATTGAAGCGATTGATGGAGTAGATTCCGTTGATTTATATTTCTTATGTGAAGGAAATGAACTTAGCAAATATAACTGGTTACAAAATTTAGTAACAAATCCTACTGCTATTGAACCTGCTGAAATTGGTTTGGATGAGCATGGTAATATTGTTATAGGAAAGAGTGAATTACCTATTTTAAGAGGTGGGTGGTCAGATAGATATGGTGTAGTTTATCAAGACAATTCGGATTTAAGTGTTACGAGTTCAATTAATATTGATGTTGCTAAAATTACACCAAAAAATGTCAATCTTGAGTTACATTCAGCAAGTATTAAATCATTAAAAGGTTTAAAATAAATTCTAAACTATCAGCATGGCGGATACTTCAAATTTTAGTTATACATGTTGTGGTGGTTTTGAAGAATTAGTTTTTTGGGTTAATCAAGAAACAAATGCTACAACAACTGATGGTACACAAGGACCTCAAGGAATAGGAATCCAAGGTCCTCAAGGTCCATCTAATGGAGGTGGTAGTGGTAACCAAGGTAATCAGGGTAATCAAGGAAGACAAGGTAATCAAGGCACACAAGGATTTACAGGAGAAAACGGATTTCAGGGTTTTCAAGGAAGACAAGGACCATCCATAGGTGGCTCAGGAACACAAGGATTTCAAGGTAATCAGGGTAATCAAGGAAGACAAGGTAATCAAGGAAGACAAGGTAATCAGGGTAACCAAGGAAATCAAGGTAATATAGGCACACAAGGTAACCAAGGTAATAATGGTAATCAGGGTAATCAAGGTAATCAAGGCAACCAAGGAAATCAAGGTAATATAGGCACACAAGGTAACCAAGGTAATAATGGTAATCAGGGTAATCAAGGCAATCAAGGCAACCAAGGTAATATAGGCACACAAGGTAACCAAGGTAATAATGGTAATCAAGGCAATCAAGGCAACCAAGGAAATCAAGGTACTCAAGGCAGCCAAGGAGCTCAAGGCACTCAAGGAGCTCAAGGCAACCAAGGAGCTCAAGGCAACCAAGGGTTTCAGGGCAACCAAGGTAATCAAGGCAACCAAGGAACTCAAGGCAACCAAGGGTTTCAGGGCAACCAAGGTAATCAAGGTACACAGGGTACACAAGGTATTCAAGGGGTCGGTATTCAAGGAATTCAAGGACCCTCAGGAGCAGTAACTGCTGCTGGTGATTATGTAATGCAGGCGGTTTTAGCAGATAATCAAACATTAACATCGGGAATAGATAATACTATTCAGTTAACAGATCATTATGATCCACAAAATTGGTTTAATATTTCTAATTATAGATTCACCCCTAATATTGCAGGATATTATTTAATATCATTTGGTGTTTGGTATGGAGTAGGAACTAGTGCATCAGCAGATCAAATAAATGTTCAAATAAATAAAAATGGTAATACTTCTATGTCAATTGCTCAAGAAGTAGTACCAACTGGAGTTGCTGGTAGATCAGTTACTGGTTCAAAGATTATTTATCTTAATGGAACATCTGATTATTTATATTTAACTGCGTATACATCATCTAGTAGTTCACATGTAATACAGGCTGGAGGGGGCGATGAGGGTACTTGGTTATCTGCAATCTTAGTTACACAAGGACTAAAGGGAGATCAAGGAGTTCAGGGAGTTCAAGGAGTCCAAGGAGTTCAGGGAGTACAAGGTACTCAAGGTGTCCAAGGTGTTCAAGGTCCTCAATGGAAGATACTTCAAGACATAGTTATTGAAAGCGATGCTGATTCTATTCCTAGTAATATTGATTGTAATGATGTAAGTGCGTATTTAAATAGTTTATATCCGCCTGATTTTTGTGATACTCTAAATAATAGAGAAACTGTTTATATTCATTGGAATTTTCCAAGTAGTACAAATACAGTTTGGAGTAAAACATTTGTAATACAAAAGGATGAAAATGGTAATTGTTCTTGTCTAGAATTAGGTGTTATTTATAGTGGAGCACAAGGGAATCAAGGTAATCAAGGGAACCAAGGGAATCAAGGGAACCAAGGAAACCAAGGAAACCAAGGAAACCAAGGTACTCAGGGCGTTCAAGGTACTCAAGGCGTTCAGGGTACACAGGGAGCTCAAGGCAACCAAGGCAACCAAGGCAACCAAGGCAGACAAGGAACTACAGGACAACAAGGAGCAGGTGGAGCATTAGGGTATTATGGTTCATTTTTCGATAGTTTCGATCAAACTGCTGCATTAATAAATACAGCTTATCCTGTAAAAGTAAGAACTACTGCTGAAGCAAATGGTATTGTAATTAATAGTGATTCACAAATAACATTTACTTATGCTGGAACATATGATATTCAATTCTCATTACAATTACATCATACTGGTGGAGCTGGTTCAGGTAATACTGTAAATATATGGCTCAAAAAAAATGGAAATAATATTTCAGATACAGATACTCAAGTTACCGTACAAAGTAATAATCCATATGTTGTAGCGGCTTGGGACTTTTTATTAACAATAAATGCAGGGGATTATTTAGAACTTGTATGGTCAACGGATAATACCTCTATACAATTGGAGGCTTCTGCAGCAACAGGTATTTATCCTGCTATACCTTCTGCTATAATTACAGTAATACAAGTGATGTATACCCAAGTTGGTCCACAAGGTAATCAAGGTGTTCAAGGAACGCAAGGAACTCAAGGTGCTCAGGGTAACCAAGGAACTCAAGGTACACAGGGTACCCAAGGTAATCAAGGTACACAAGGTGCTCAGGGTAACCAAGGAACTCAAGGTACACAGGGTGTACAGGGTGTACAGGGTAGACAAGGTAACCAAGGAAACCAAGGGAATCAAGGAAACCAAGGTACTCAGGGTCCACAAGGGCCTCAAGGTACTCAGGGTGTTCAAGGTAACCAAGGCAATCAAGGTAACCAAGGTAATCAGGGTAATCAGGGTAATCAAGGTAATCAGGGTATTCAAGGAATACAAGGAATACAGGGACCTGGTACTACATTGACGATAGATTCTGGAACTTATTCTCCAACTGTTTATCAGAATGATTATTATCAGGTTAGTATTGGTGACTGTGATAGTTTTGAAGTTACAAATATAGATACCGTAACTGCATGTGGATTCAAATATATTCGTATTGGAAGTATAGTACATGTAAGTGGTCAAGTTGATGTTACAAGTGATTTTGATCCAGCATATACTACAAATACCACTGCTTTAACCATATCTCTACCTATAACGAGTTATTTTACATCTAGATGCGATTTAAATGGTGTAGGTTCTTTAGATTGTTCTGAACTTGATGGCACTGGCAGCACAAAGGATATACAAAGTGCTATTATCTATGCATGTACTGCTACAACTTTAGGCATTTATACTGGAACAAATGATAGGGCTATTGTTGAATATAGACCTACAGAATATACATATAGAATGGATGTTATGTTTACTTATAGAATAATATCAAACCCTAATCCGCCGCAATAAACTTAAAAATAATTTAAGATATATAGAATATATGACAAATTCATCTGACATATTTTTACATATTGAATCAGGGATAGAATATTATCCTGAAAATGATGATACAGTAATTTTTCAAATTCATTGTACAAAGACAAATACATGTCCTGTTAAAATATGGACATATTCATCAAGTGATTATATAGAATTTCCCCCTAAAAGTTTTATACAGGGGGCAGTTTATCCTATTGTAGTGCATAAAATGGAATTTCAAGAAAATGAAGCATCATTTATAGGATATAAAAGAAGTCGTAATGCGACAAATAATTTTATGCGTAAAGGTTTGATGAGTCAGATTAATCTTAAAAACAAATAAAGCTCAATATTATGGCATCCCTCATAACAGAATTTAAGAGAAGAGTGGAAAAAATTATTAGTGGTTCAAGACCCAAAGTTCCACCAGTTGGTACAAATCATGTAGATGATTATAGTCTTTGGACTTCTGATACAATTTATAAAGGTGAATTAGGTATAAATCTCACTGAAGGTACTTTATTTACTCAAGATGGCAGACAACCTGTTGAATTTAATAAAGAAGATGCTATAATGGGTGGTCATATATTACAAACATCTGGGGTTTCTTCCCAATACTTATCAGTCACACAGGGAAAAATAAGATTACAAGGTAAAACATATTGGACACCTACTCCAGTTGATGTAGTTGATACAAACATTTATATTGAGCCGAATACAAGTTCATATCCACGTATAGATACGATTTGTATTAAAGGGGATCCTACTCTTTATTATTCAGGTTTAGATTTATATGGAACAGAATTTTATGTTGTAAAAGGAACTCCTGCTACTGAACCTGAACCACCTGATGTTCCTAGTGGATACTATTTTGTTGGTGTATGTTGGATTTATCCAAATGGATTACCAACTTCTACACTTTATCCTTTAAGTCATTCACAAGGAGTTTTATCTACATTTCCTTTATCCGTAGTTACAACAAAAGACTTTGTTCAACAGAGAAGATTGACGGTTCACCCTTGGAATTATACAACTTTATATTTCAGTCAACAAATAGTAAAATATAATCAAGAATTATATTGGGTTATTACAACTCATCAATCAGACGATTCTTCTATACAAAATGATATAGATGATGGTAAAATTATAAAAATTTGTTGTGGTTCAGGTGGTTCAGGAGGTCAAGGGACACAAGGTAATGCTTTTTCAGATATAGGTAGTTACCCTACTGACGGAAATTGGACAGATGGATTATTTACATGGACACCTAGTACTTTAATTTTAGATGCTTTTGATGATATTAATAAATTTCTTTTAAATCAAATTGAATCACAACCTTCAATGATGCCATCAAATCAACTAAATGACAATACCATAGAAGCACAAAATGGTTTTTCTGCTCGTTGGTATGATACTGGGCTTGTAGAGGCAAATGTTTTCACAGATCAAGAATTACCTATCATTCAAAGTATTACTCCATTTCGTTCTTATGAAAATGGAGAAATATTTGGGTATTCTGATTTTAATGGTTCTTTAGATTCAACAAGTGTCTATAATGTAGGACCTTCATTACATCCTCCTGCAACTAATATTAATGAAACTGGTTCGGTTTTATCATTAGATTTAGTAAAAAATGATGCATTTGCAGGAAATGAAGATTTAGAAGGAAAATTTTATAATGTATTTACTTTTGAATTAGCAAAAACTGGAGCAGTTCTTCCTGCAAGTGATACTATTCAATATATGATGGGTATTGAATATGATAGTTCTTTTGGTAATACAACAGCAGAATTAGAATTTTATGTAGAGCAAATCACAGCAGCACCTCTGTTAAGTTCAATAGATATAAAAGGAGTTTGGACAAGTAAATATGTTTCAGGAGTTCCTGTATTAGAAGAAGCTGATATTGTAAAATTTAGTTTTGATGCTGAAAATTGTGTAGGATATTTTTATCATAAAGACCATATTGTAAAGATTTTAGGTCCATATGTTAATCAAAAGTTACTACCACAAACTGATAGTTCTTGTACATCAAGTTTACCATTTACAGCATTAAGTCAAATTGTTCAGTTCACTGATGCAGAAAGTGATATAATTGCAGGTTCTTCAAGTACATCACTAACGCAGACATTTAATTTAACTGTCCATAATGCAAAAGGTGTTGGAACAACAGGAATACAGAATGTTACAAGTGTAACTACATCGTCATATAAAATATTTATAGATGATGTTTCAGATGAAGCAGGAGTTCGATATACATCAGGTATAGGAACTTATCCAACTTCAGGTTATGGTAATCTTTATGATTCATCACAATCACAAGAAGACTTAACTACAGGTGGCAATGAAGAATTGCAATTATTCTGTGGAGTTTATCAATACCCTTCTCAAGATTTTAGTGGTTCTGATATGGTAGATATATCATCAGTTAATGTTAGTGGTCCAGATTATAGTGGTTTAACAGGCACAAGATGGGCTACATTCAATCTTGGGACGATATCCGACCAGAAGTATGTTAATTTAGTAATTAAGGGTGCTACGGGCATTTTTCAGGATTTAGATAATGGTACAACATTTTCTAATAACATAACTTTACAAGTTAGAGTAGATGGTTCATCACCTACTTTAGGTTGGGTAGACGCTAATGAAGCGTATAATCCAATCTCATTAGAAAATCCAACAAATGATGGAGACCCTGCTCTTGATTTAGGATCATCAACACCTACAATAAGAAGAGTAACATTCGGTCAATTAGCTAAATCGGGAACTATCCATGTTCGTATCGGTATAGATGAAACATCAGGTGTTACTTTTACTAATATAGATAATTATGAACCTACTATAATTAATCAAGACTGGGCATATTTCACAATAGGTAATATAATTACACAAACAGAAGTTTCATTTACTATTGATAATAGTAATGGTACAATAGCAGAAGACTTCGTAGATGGCATAAAAATGACTGAAAATCTTGAGATTCAATTGCGTATTGTTGGTTCTTCAAGTACAGATTGGTTAGATGCTAATTCTAAATATATTAGTGGAGACCCTGAAAATTATAATGAAGCCGCTTTAGATGTTGAAAATTCAACTGCTACTGAAAGAACTATTACTTTTGGTTCAACACCAAGAACAGGTGAAGTTCAAGTAAGAATAAGAGGAAATTATAAGGTATTTAGTGGAGTAACAATAGTTTAATTTTATGAATATCATTCTTAATTTTTTACAATCTTTGTTAGAAAAGATGAAAACAGATAGTAGATATTTCTACTGGTTAGTAATTATTATCTTAATAATTGCCTTAATATTTACTTCAAGAAGTTGTAAATCAGCTAAATTAGAAGCTGAATATGCTAAAAGTAATATAATGGCTATAAAAGATACTTTAAGAAAAGAAAAGAATAAAAACGGAGAAATGGAATATCTAAAGTTGAGTTTTGTTTCTGATATAAATAATTTAAAAACGCTCAATAAAGATTTATATGATGAAGTTCAAAAAATGACAGGAAAAGTAGTTTCTATGTCAAAAACTATTGTAAGTATTCAGGGTACATTAGTCGGTATTGAACAGGATAGAAGAAAAGATAATCCAATTCAATTAAAAAACGATACTTTAATTGCAGAGTATAAATTTGAAGATTCAGGTAAAACTTGGAGTAGAAGTATTAAAGGTAAATCATATTTATTTATGATGAACAAAACAGATAGCACTTATGCTAAACCTCTTTTTGATGTTTTAACAGAAGATAATATGAACCTTACAATTTTTGCTTCTTTGCGTAAAAGAGAGTCCGATGATATGTACGAATATGTATTAAGAACGGATTACCCTAATGCTAAACTAAATGTAGAGGGTTTTGTTGATCCTAATCAATTTAACAAAAATCCATTTACCTCAGAAGATAAATGGATTTTCGGTCCTTATATTGGAGCAGGATTTGGAACAAACTTTTCCATCATGCCTCAAATTGGTATAGGATTAACTTATAAAATCATAGGATTTTAAGTTCCTAAATATACTGCACTAATATGTCCTGAAAGATACCATAAATTAAAGGTAGTTGGTTGAGTATAGATATAATTAACACCATCAAAGAATGGAGAATAAAGAGCACCTACGCCTAAAGAAATAGTGTCTGTATCATTAAGAAAAATAATATCAGAACAATTAACTGTCCAAGTTGGCCATGGAAATGTGCTTACTCCCAAAGGTAAATTTACACCTAAATAAGCAACAGGATTTATAGTAGAACTTTCTGCTATTGAAAGATATGAATATTGCTGTCCATTTTTAATCAAACTACTTGCTATTGTCGTTGGATAAAAATAACCTTCTGATGTAAAACTATCAGATAATTCTACAAGTCCAAAAGCAAAAGCATTAATTTGCCAGTATCCTACCTTACCAGGTTTGAATGAAGTTTCTTGCTTTAATAGTGAATCATTTACATCGGTATAAATTGGTTTTGAAAAATCCGCTACATCAAACCTTAAATTTCTTGTAAAAGCTAATGTACCATTATTCTGAACAATAATATTTTCATATTGTAAAGGTGTACCAAAAGGTTGTCTAATAGCTCCATTTTGTCCCCATTTATATTTGAATCCTTCAAATTTTCCTGAACCAGTACCGCCTGAAGAAGTAGCACTAATTTTAATTTTTCCACTATCTTTAGTTATAGATATATTATTACCTTCTTTGAAGTCCAATAAAGCATTACCAACAGCAGGTATAGATTCTTTTAAAACACCATCTTCATCATAAATCCTTGCTGTTCCGAAATAATTTGTTGCTGTTGTTCCTGTTGTATCTAATCCTATTTCTAAACCAGTATAACTACCATCTAAATTATAAACTTCTGTAATAGAAATACCATTACCTTCTTTAAGTCTTAAAGTGGTGTTTAAACTTGTAGCGGATTGATCGATTCCCTTTGTTGTTTCACTTGCATCAAATATTCTAACAACATCATAGAAATTTCCTCCTCCACCACCACCTGAACCGCTTAATTTAACCCAATTGCTGTCTTCATAAGCAAAAACTGCATTTTCTGTCGTATCGTATACAATCATTCCATTTTCAGCAGTAAGAGTAGTAGAATTTACTGAATAAAGAGTAAATGGAGAATTAACATAAGTGTTATCCGCATTAAATTGAATTACATTAGCAGATAAATCTATAATTTGATTATGATTACTATCTCCTGAGGGAACTGATGCTATTTTTAATGTTTCTTCATGTCTATTACCAACTCCACCCCAATTTACAGTTAAAGTAAATCCTGATTGATTTTGCCAACCATAAAGTTTATTATAAATAAATCCTGTTGAATTCGCCAAATGTATATTTTTACCATCACCATAAATACTAGAACTTACATTACCTTCTGATGTATAAATTTTAAGACCCATTTCTTGAAGCCAATTCTGCGTGGTTGTACTTGCACCTAAAACAAAATCTGCTGTATCCGCACCAATCGAGGAAAATGGCTCAACTGTGAAACTTGGAGAAGTTCCAGTAATATCCGTAATTTCCAATGTATAATTGGTCTTTATAGGTTTGATAATTTTAGTTTTGTCATTAGCAGTTGGAATAAAACTATCAAAAAGACTTAAACCCCCTCCACCACTAGTTGAATTAATAGTTCCTATATTTGTCCATTGGATTGGAGATGTGGTTGAAATTTTTTCATAAACATCACCTGTGTTTGCTTCCAAGAAGAAATCTCCAAGATTTGTTCCAGTTTTATCAAAACTTGAAAAACTATCGCCAAAATACCAACGAGAACCTGCTTGCCCATTTGGACCTTGTGAACCTTGAACACCTATTGCACCTGGAGGACCTGGTACTCCTGCTGCTCCTCTTTTTCCTTCTTCTCCACGCAATCCTTGTGCTTGTGAAACGATATCAAAATTAGAATTAATTTTTTCAACCATTTCTCCAAAAGTGTCTTGATTTGTTACTAATTTTGTAAGGTTTAAGTTAGGCATTATTTCCTCTGCAATTATATTTTTTCAAAAGTAATTGATAAAGATAATTGAGCATTCGCTAAACTATCTATATTCTTTTTAATTAAAACATCCTCAGTACGATTATCTAAATTTATTCCTGTTTCTTCATTAAATAATAATTCATTTCTTGTAACAGGACTTGTATTTAGGAATACTTCTTGAGTTTCTCTATTACCTCTTGAATACAATCTTACTGATGATATCTTGTATATTTTCAAAAGATTTAGTAGTATATATTCGTCAAAAAAGTTATCTGTAAATAAATCATTATTTCTCAAAGAAGAAAGAGAGTTTAAAATATTGGATCTTAATAATGTAGTTTTTAGACATTTTAAAATCATATTTGATGGATATAAATGAATTTGAATTTCATTATTTTGTATTTCATACCAAAAATCTTTTGAGATGTCTTTGTAATCTGAAAAATCAAAGTCTTCAAGGATTAATGTATTTGGGGTATTAATTAGTTTAGAACCTAAAAATGATTTAATTTCTTCTGCTTCCACTAAAGGATTAACACCTGAAAAGGTACTTTTTCCTTCATAGAACTGATAAAAATTATAATCCCATGTTGAAGAAATAATAGAATAATCTTTGTAATCTATACCTGTTTCATCAATTAAAGGATAACTACTTTCAAATGCTGTATCTGCTAATGTTAAAATTTTCTTATCTGATACTTTATGATATCCTAAATTCATAATCTTTCCGAAGTTATTACTATTAAAGAAGAACCTTGTATTTGGTTTTTTACAATCATAAAATTCTTCAAGAAATGAAGTAGATTCACTTGCGGTAAAAGATATTATAGAACGAGTTTTAGGAATATAATCTCCACCATATCGTATTATTTGAAAATCATAATCACTTTGAACTATATTATATCCTATAATCTGATTAACAATTAATTCAGTTGGGATAGTTTTATCTACATCTGGTTGTAATAATCCTGTTTTACCTATTGTACTAGGATATTGATACTTTAAACCAAATGTTGAATAATTAACACTTTCTGTTTTAGTTCCATCTTCTTGTATTAAGATATGGGTATAATCACGACTTTCAATTTTTTTAATTAAAGATGCAAATGATATTTTTCTTATTATATCTTTAAGTGAATTTATACCACTTTTAAGATAATATGCAGATGAATTGTTAAATGAATTTGAAACATTTACAGAATGATCTGAATGAACGGGAGGATTTATCAAACGATTTTCAGGAGATGAATTTAATACTGAATAGTTTGATAATCCTAAAAATTCATAAGCAATCGCATCTAAAATCGGTAAATCAATTTGATTTGGAGTATATGTATAACTAATTGATTTTGAATCTAATGAATTCAAAAACTGACCATATATCTGTAAATTAATATACTTTGATTCAATATCTGTATCTATATCACGTTTTCCATATCCAAATACTCTGATGTCATCAAAAACACCTCTATCTGATATGGTAATTTGTTTTGATAAATCTTCACTAGTTGAGAATGAAATAAGTTTATTTGCATCTTCTTGTTTTGTGTAAAGATATGTAGGATTAATTGAACCTGTTAATTGTAAATCATATGGAGTAAATGAAAAAATAGAATCTGAATCAATAGAAATATTTTTAGAAGAATCTATTGTGTAAAGACCTAAAAGATTAATTTCCTCATTTGGAAATTCATATGATTGAAGAAAAACTTCAATTACAAAAGTTAATGTTTTCCACTTTCTATTTTCTACAAGTTTTACATTATAATTATTACCTGTTTTAAAAGGTTGTCTTATTATAGGTTTTAAAACAGATGTAAATCTCCAATCATCATAAAAAGAAGGATTTGTAACAATCAATTCAAAACGAGTACCCTTAAAGAATACAAAAGATTTATCTAAAATATTATCATATTTAATATAAGTAAACAGATTTCTTTTTTCTGTATTTAGAAAAGTATCATTATACATTTCTTTGTGTGATCCTCTTATGAATAAACGAGAAAATCCATCATAATCAACATCATATAGGTCATTGTCGTTGACATTTGAAAATGTATAATTTCTATCTGACTCACTTGCTACTGGACTATACCAATGGGGGATACCATTAATATAATACCATTCATGAGTATGCATCAATAGACTGCTAGGTGTTTCAATAGTATTATCAGGACTAAAGTTACGAACACCAAAAGCTAAATTAGTATTTAATCTATATCCATTTGAACGAACATCACTTGAATGCGGTAAAACCCATTTATTTATGTATGCTATATTCCGACTTTTATGACAAAGATTTTTATTATAGTTTTCTCTTAACCTGTCATACTCGCTTCTTAAAAGATTAAATGAAAATCTTTCAGGACTATTTTCTGCCTTTAAATCTTTAAGAATTTGAACTTCACTCTCATCAATAAAATCGTTGAGTCCATTAAAACCTTCAAAACTATTTAAGTTAAATTCTTGTGTATAAGTATCTATTTCATTAAATACAGTAAATGATAATGGTGTTTCAACATTATAAATAGTTGCTATTTTATCAATATTTATGAATGTAGGTGTTGCAGTATCACCAACATAAATAATTCGAGCACCATTTGGAATTCCATTTCCTTTAACATATAATCCTACATATAATCCTGAAACATCACCTGTTATTGATGTTATGTTGAAATTAGGTGTTTCAATATACATTGTTCTTTGGAGAGGAGTTGCTATTTTATCATAACCTTTAGCATTTTGAAAATAAGGCTTCTCAATTGATTCTAAAGTTTCTTGATATGTAAAATAAAAATGACTTACTTCCTTATCACCAAAAGTTTCATTATACAATGCAGGTATGGTATGCATACATATGAAATTAGATTCAGTTTCTATATTAATGGTTTCACTATTTACCTCAATTTCTTCACCTGATGTTAAAACAGCATAGAGAGTAATTGTTGTGGGATTATTTGTTGTTAAATTGATTTTATATTGGCAGTATATTCTAAAAATCTGATTTAAAGGAAGTTTCTCATTTTGTCTAAATCTATAAAAAGCTATTTTTATTTCTTCTGAAGGAACATATGAATAATCAGAATCTAAATAATCCATATCAAAATCTTCAATAGGTAGAAAACTCATGACTCCTAAAGAATTTTTGTGAAGATTATAAAAAATAACATTTGATTCTTTATCGACATCAGGGATAGCACTATCTTTTAATTCAACTTCTATAAATGAAGTAGATTCATTATTTAGATAATAAAAAATGTTATTATCTAAATTGTAAGATTTAATTTGCTTATTACCATTAGATGTCTTAATCCATTCATCTCCAAGAATATTATTTTTGGTATCACTTGGAATCAGGAAAGAATTTCTTTTTGAACCATATTGATATTCGTAAGAAATAATTTTTTTATATTGTGGAACAGATGAAACATAATTATAGATATATCCCTTACTACTTAAATTATGTATGAGAATATTTGAAATATCTGTATGATTGTTTCTTAAATCTATTTTTAACTTATACACAGCATCGGGTTCAAATGTGGTTCTTATTAAAAACCCATCTGATTTTTTTGAAATTGTAAATTTCTTATATTCAAAGGTGTTAAATGATTCAATAATTGAATCTAAATATTCACTCGAAGAAGCACCAGGATTGAAATAATTATAAGTATATTCATTAGAGTATCTGATAGTGAAAATAATATCACTTGAGAAGTTTCCACTATTAATTATTCCTTTGCTTACATCTTTTATGTAAAGGGATGTTTTGAATAGATTATTATCTTGTGAAATATCAGAAATCTCACATCTTCTATTTTTTAGTAAAGAAGGATTAGTAGTATAATCTAAATTAGCTGCATAAACATTAGGAGAAGTATTAACATTTGCTAAATTAGAATTACTGCTAAGATTAATAACTGTATTTGAAGAAGTATTTACTTGTGGGTTTAAATTTAAAGTTACTTCAAATGTAGTCTTATCATTCATATTAGATATGTTTATGACCTCTCCATTTGTAATAGAAGAAGTATAATCACCATTAATAGTAATATAAGCCGAAAAAGTAATTGTTGAAGTTGTAGTTTGAGTTGCATTATTTGAAATAGTAATCTCATTAATGCTAGTATCAATAGCTGTAATTATGGTATTATCAGGAATACCAACACCACTAACCTTTTGCTTTATTATAAGATTATTCGTTGATGCAACTGTAAAAGTATTACTTCCACTTGATATAGAGATAGATTCAGAAAATGAATTAGATGCAGATAAAATCTTATTATTATATTCCAAATAAATATAAGAACC